TTAGCATCTGAAAATAATTCTACAGCATTTTCTTTTGTTAGATAATATGTTGTTAATCTATCATCAGAATCAATTGTAATACATGTAATATCAACAAGTATCTTTCTTAAAATTTCTTTCTTATATTCAGTCAAACTATCGTCATTTATCAAAAATAAATTGGTTCCTGTCATATCATATTTTGATATAGTATTTTTAATATCTATAACTGCGTCTGACCCTAAACTATTTAAAGCATTTGTAAAACCACCTATTGACGGACTTTCTTCACTACTATTTAAAAATTTCTGTTCAACTTGTCCTTGTCTGATTTCATAATCCCATACCCCACTTTTACTTTCATTAAGAATTCCTCCAAATAAACCAGCCATCAATCCTTCAATCGCATGTCCTCTAATCTCTTTATACTTAATAACACGATTGATATAATCTTTAAACCTCATTCGGTTAACTACATCAAAAGTATTTAAATCAACATTTTCCCCCCATTCAAAATTCAAATTGCGACTTTTTAGAATGTCTTGAATAACAATAACCGCCTCCTGCTTAACAATAGGTATAGGATTATATAGGTAAAATTTATTTTTGACCTCTTCAGTTATAAGTTTTTTCTTTTTCATTACTTACCAATTACAATATCATTGTAGTTTAAAGTTTCCATACCTTTCATATCATCAACTACTTCGTCATACATGTAAGCTTTAACCACTGAAACGATTGATTGTTCAGATTGCGCAATTTTAGATTCCATCCAGTCATCCAACTGTTCGTCATCTTCTAAAATCTCCCACATTTGTAATGCTAAAGTACCAATGGTAAAAAGTTGTTGCTTAGCCATATAATTACCATCTTTATCTTCTTTAATAGTCTCAGTATTTTCAGATAAAGCTTTTTTTAATTTTTGAAGTTGTTCTTCTGTGATTATAATTTTTGACATAACTATAGTTTTATATATAAATACAAATAAAAAGAAAAAAGGGAACACTAATGTTCCCTTTTGAGCCCAACCCGGAAGTTGGTCCACCACTTTGTCTAACAAAGACTATTTAACCTCACCTACTTTAGCCAATACTTGTTCAGAAAATGTCACAAACTCCATTTCAGTTGTGATTAAAGATTCAACTAAAATCTTGTTAGGAATATGTACTAATGTGTCAGTCACGTTGAAGTATCTGAACGCGACTCCGTTATCAATAGCGTCATTCACAAGTTTTAAAAATAACTTTGTCTGTATTGCGTCCACAAAAGACATTGTTAAAACTTTACCGAATTTTTCGTGTTGGATGTTTAATGTTACTTTCATAACACAAATATAGATAAACTATTCCTGACTTCCAAACTTTTTAAAATAAAAATCGATAGTTCTGTCTAACCCTTCATCAAAATTAACTTTAGGTTCCCACCCAATTTGTTCTTTTACTTTGGTTGAATCAATAGAGTATCTAAAGTCATGTCCTTTTCTATCTTCAACAAATGTAATTAAATCCTGTGAGTTCTGTTCCCATTGTTTAATATTATCAATCTTATCACAAATCAACCTAACAAGTCTTAAATTGTTTAATTCATTACGTCCACCGATACAATAGGTTTCACCTACCTTACCTTTGTGGAATATCATATCAATCGCATCCACATGGTCCTGAACATATAACCAATCTCTAACATTCTGTCCGTTACCATAAACTGGTATTGGTTCACCATTGAGGATACTTTTAATGATTGTCGGAATTAATTTTTCTTGGTGTTGGTTCGGTCCAAAATTGTTTGAACAGTTTGATATAACAACAGGTAATCCATAAGTGTGGTAGTACGCTCTAACAAAGTGGTCGGATGATGCCTTCGATGCGGAATAAGGACTTCTTGGGTCATAAGCAGTTTTCTCATCAAAAGAACCCACCGCACCTAAATGTCCGAAAACCTCATCAGTCGATATATGATAGAACAATTTAATACCATACTTAATTGAAGCATCCAACAGATTCAACGTTCCAATAATATTTGTTTGAACAAACTCCATCGGATTTAATATTGAGTTATCAACATGTGATTCAGCGGCAAAGTGTATTACCGAGTCAAACTTGTAATTTTCAAATAACTTAAATAATCTTTCTCGTTCAGTAATACTGAATTTGATTATTCTAGAACTTCTAAAATTTTCAATGTTATTTTCATCAGCAGCATATGTCCCACTATCAAGGATAACTAAATTATAGTCAGGATATTTCTTTTTAAAGGTGTTATAAAAATTAGAACCAATAAAACCTAATCCACCAGTTATTAATATATTCATTTCTCTATTTCTATTTTAAATTCAGTTTTATTTTTACTGAAGTTTTCTTTAATGATAGAGTTCCAACTTAGTTCTGTTATGAATTTTTTGAACTCTTCGTCTTTAATCTTCTTAATATAAGAAAGTAATTCCTGTTCGGTACAATCTGGATTAACATCCATAAACTGTTTAATAATCGGAAACTTATCCAAGTCAATTTCCTCAAATTCTCTAACACCTTCGTATTGGTGTTTTTCAACCACCCCCATTTTAATTTTCATATCCGATATAAAAATTATAATCCCCCATGTTTCAGGGGGATTTTATTATTTAATAATTCTTGTTGTATAAAACTTACCACTATCGTCAGTAAGAGTAATAACGTAGGTTCCGTCACTTAATATTTCAGAATCAAACTGAATGTTGTTAGTTAAATATTTTTCTTGATAGACACATCTTCCGTCGATAGACATAATTCTTAACATCCCACTATTTGAAGGTGTATTAATATTAACAACACCTAACACAGGGTTTGGCCAAACTTTAACGTTATTAGTCATTGTTTCTTCAACCCCAATTATAAATTCAGGAACAACGTTTAAGGTATAATCATTTAAAATTCCACCCGGTGTCCAAACTCCATTACTATCAATTGAAAAGTTTATTGAAGTATAAACCTGACAACCATTAATGGAAATTGCGTATAAGTTAATCGGGAGCATTTGTGAAGTAAACGTTGAGGTAGGGAATGTAATGGTTGGGTATTGTTCGTTTGAACTCGTCCCATTTCCTCCATTTCCAAAAAACCATTCCCATTCTACAGTATTTGAACCTTGGTAAACCACGTAAATAGTGTTTGGTTCAGATACAAGTGAATCAGGAACAAAGTACAGAGTATCAATTGTCGGCATTGCCTCAATTAAACCATCACAGTTGTTATCAATACCGTCATAACATAGTTCAGGTGCACCTGGATAGATATATGGGTCAAATGGATTACAGTCAATGTTATCCATGAACCCATCAAAATCTGAGTCTTGGTTTTGAAGTACTATCGTAAATGTCTGAACACCTTGTCCTGACCCAAGATATATTGTTTCATTTATACAAGTCTCACCTAAACATGGTGAAGTATAAATTGCACAGATACTAACATTTAGACTATCAATTGCTGGTACAACTGCAACATAACTTCCTGTAGGTTGTTGTGTTAAAGTAATACTACCTTGAATACCACCTCCATAATAGTTTCCGAACAATGTGTATGGACATCCTCCGAGGTTAATTATATCAACGTTAAAAGACGTTAATACTTGTGATGATGCACTCATTCCAATGAATGCAAAAAGAGTTAAGAGAAATAATTTGATTTTTTTCATATTTTTTTATTTTTTAATTAGTGATACAAATATAGTGAATAATTTCTTTATTGTAAAATAAAAAACCCCTTTTTCAAGGGGTTTTAGATTATTTAAGTAGGTTATAATACTCGTTGAAGTGTTTTATTCTATCTGGTAGACCTATCGTACCACCATTAACTCTCTTGGTAACTGCCGTGACCGTTGCAACATCTGCACCCTTATCACAGATTGACCAAAGTTTATTTGAATCAAAGAAGAACGCCGCAGATGCCAAAGGATATTTGGTTGCAACTAAATCAGGATTAGACACAGTATCTTCACCAATGAACTTAGCGAAGTTTGTATAGTTATTCTTACCAGTTAATTGGATGTAACCTCTTCCACGGAACTTGAAACCTTCACCTGTTGACTCATCACCATTACCCATTCTACTTCCATAAACACGTGAAGCAATCTTTTCAGGTTGACGAGCGTATGACTCATTTAAGTTACCAGGGAAATACTTACCAAAGATTTTCTTAAGTCCGTCAGCAGAATAGTTAAGGTTCTCAGAAACAGCTTTAAACCCACCTGACTCGTGTCCACACTGAGCCAAGAAATGAGCTAATCTTAATGGGTTAGTAATATTGAATTTTTTAGCAGTTTCAGGGATTTGAGCAATTACTGCGTCAGGAACATGTCCTTTTAGATTTTGTAATTTAAACTCAGAACTTGTCGGGATAACAACATCTTCTTTAACCACTTGAACTGGTTGAGTTGTTGGGAACATCTTAGACCAAGTACCATCACCAACGATACCGTCAGCTGTTAGTCCGTTATCCGATTGCCATTCTTTAACCAGTTTTTCTGTACCAGGACCGAAACTTCCATCAGCGGTGGTACCTAATTTTGCTTGGAGTTTTTTAACGTCTTCTCCTTTAGACCCAACTTTTAGTAACATAATTTATAATTTTATTATAAATATGTTTAAAGTCAGGAAATTAAACGGTTATAATCCAAGTCAAGAGTGAAGCAAATATAAAAAAGAATAAAATTCCTATCCACAGAACACCAGAATTAAAATTTTCTTTCTGTTTATTTTTGTGATAATATTTTCTAACTTCCTCACCCAATTCATAATTGTTTGGGTATTTGTTAACTAATTCTTTAATCTCTTTAGGTATCATGATTACTTTTTTGTATAAATATAAAAGTGTTCACCAATATCTACAGTGTATCTTTCCATAAACTTACCCTGACAAGCTTCCTTAAGTTTTGGTGTTAAAGCAAAATGTTCATCCTCATCCAAAGTAGGTTGAAGTCTAATCTCATACTCCATCTTATATGGTAGTTCCTTTTGTTTTACCACCGCCCATGATGGTAATACCTCTTTAAGATTTTCTAATATTGTCATAGTTTATAAGTATCTATAAATAAAAAAACCCATCAATTGACAGGTTAGATTAGAAAAGCCTGAGATTACAGCTTATGTTAAGAAACTTTTGAAGGATTATTGTTTCCCTTCTTATCCACCACCTTTTGGGTAATATTTCTTAGTGACGGTATTTTAGGTGTACCACTCCTTGAGGTTTGAATTACTCTATCAATACTTAACTCTTTCCGAGGTTGCCACCCCAGTTCGTCCTTGCGGGACTAAAGGTTTTTCTTAACAATACACATTGACTTGGGGTCTCTGTATGCAATGAACGGCTCATTACTATGTAGTCACCTTTCACTCAAACCTGATGGACACTTTTCCTTTGTTATTTTGTAATAATGTTAGGTTTGTGTAGTAGATGTGTCAGAGTAGTGGTCCAACATAAGCTCTGTCTCCTTTTGAGCGACAGAATACTAAACTACTCCGTGAAGTGTCCCCACCTCCATATTTCAAGATTACTTCATAAAGACCCTTGGCAGGTTATCTCTAAGGATAGTAGCGACACCACTCGTTCTCCATCTTACCTTTCGGTTTTAAGTCCTCTATCATATTGGGACCCGCAATTGTGTAACTGGATGGTCACATTTCTTACAGAGTTCCTATGGGTTATTCTTATCGTTCTTCCGAACTCAACCTGACAATCTACTTTGCCAGGTCACCCTACCATTCTCCCTACGAAGTTATCCTCGGTACTAAAGGTTTGGTGATACCCCACTTGTGTACTTGAGTTCAATTCCCCTTACGGGGTTTCAAACCGCAGTCTCCTCAACACGGGGGAGACCACTTTATCCTACTTTCGTAGTTTATTTAAGGACCATACACGGCCCATTATCGTTTATCTCTTTTCAGTGCTCATATTCGTCACACGAAGGCGGGAATACGACTTACTCAGAGAATGGATAATCTTTTTGTTTCAAAGAACGTCTCGGACATTTCCGATTTGTTTTACAAACTTACGACTTTTTTTTCTTTCTGTCAAGTAGTTTGTGAACTTTTTTTTTGATTTAACTACCGAGTATCTTTCATTTCCTATAAGTGTTAAATCTTTTACAAACTTACAGCGAATATTCCGTAGTGTCAAATAAATATATCAAAAAAATCAAAAATTTAACACATCAGTTAAAACTTCCTTAATACCTGATGACATATTAAGTTTTTTAATTTCTTCTAAAGTCATGTACGCACATTCTGTGTGTTCAAAACCGTCCATAGCATTCTCTAAATCAGGAATGATTTTGGTATCAGTCTTTAAAAGGAACACATGTAGAATAGTTTTTATTCCACCTAATTTGTTATAACGATTAATTTTACCCAAAGGTTTAATATCTTCTTCAACTGGAACACCCATCTCCTCATAGAACTCTCTATACGCAGCATCCTTTGGGTCTTCACCTTCTTCTATTCCACCCATAGGTATTGCCCACTTTGATGGTTCATTAATCTCAGCAGTTCTCTTACAAACCAAACATTTATCATTTACTTTCACAATAATTCCTGCACTTTGTTTCATAGAAATATTTATTAATAAGTATGTTGTTAAAAATAAATAAAAATAGTTTCAATGTCAAAGTGTTAATTGAAAGTTCTGAGACCAGTCAAGGTATGATGAACAAGACTTTTGACGATTTTGACGGTATGTTGTTCATCATGGGTGATGGTTCACATAGTTTTTGGATGATGAATTGTATCATCCCTTTAGACATTATCTTTATTGATAAGAACTTTAAAATCAATAAAATACATCACTACTGTGAACCATGTAAGGTTCAACCTTGTGAAAGGTTTGTAGGTAAAGGAATGTATGTATTAGAACTTGAAGGTGGTACCTGTGAAGATTTAGGTATCAGAGAAGGACAAGTTTGTGAGTTCTTTAAATAAATTACTTACTTTCCTCAATCTTCTGTTGTAAAACATTCACAAATCTATTCTGTAACATCTTTAAGAACTTAATATAAGGTGAATCTTCTTTTTCAGAATCGTACTTGTACTTACCTTGTGGTGGTCTCTTACTTCTTCCAATATAATTTAAACCAGATACATTTGTAATACACTTGTGTCCACCTGAATTAGCTTGGATAACTTCCCATACTGGAACAGTAACACCATCTAACACACTCCATTCTTCTTCGGTCAATTCAGATGATTTTTTTTCCATCAAAGATTTAATATCCATAAGTGTTTTAACACCATCTTTCTCATCCAAGTATTTGTCTCCGTATATTGCAGCAAAATCCTTAAAGGTAAATCCAACTGATTCTTCTTTCGCAGCAGTTTCAGAAACCCACTTGATTGTTGATAATGGGACTTGTTTTTCTTTTAATTGTGATTCCCAATGTCCCAATACTTCTTGAGCAATTTCTCCCAAGTTAACACCTTTAAGTTCTCTTTCTTTTTTAAAAGGGTTACATGATGCCTGTAATAAACCAAGTGGCCAAGCAATAACTAAAAAGTCAGCTTCAGGGTTGTTTCTAAATGGGGTGTATCTGTCATACGAACCAGGTCTCATCATACTACCACCACCATACTGAACGATGATATTATCTTTAACCTGAACATTCTTATGTCCTTTCATTGTCTGAACGTAATCTTCTTTGTTTTTCTCTAATGAAGATATATCAGCATATCTGTTTGTCTTCATTAATTCCTTAATCTTATTGAAGATTGAAAGAAGTGAAGGTTTACAATCTAATACTAATGTCTCTAAAAATCCTGGTTTACTTTTGAAAGCCAACAATAATTTGTTGGTAACCAAACCTAATAACATTCTATTTTCTTTAGCACTCTTTTCTTTTGATGTCCCATACACATAATTCATCACCATTTCAGGTGTAATGTTTTTTGAAGCATAATCAGCACTATCAACCATAGATATTGTCGCAACATCTTCTGGTGTGAAAATTTCAGAAGCCGGGACAATCTGTGAAAGAGTTTCAACATTTGAACGAGCCCCTCTGAACTGAGTTGACTTAGTTTCGTCAGCTCCGGCTTGTCTATCGTGGTGGTCAGTATGAACCACGAACATTGGTTTTCCGTGAGCAAAGTCAACAAGAACTGGCATGATTTCACCTTCAGCATCTGCTTTCTTAACCGCGAATTCCTTATCTCCGTATTGGATTACTTCAACATCAACAACTTTGATTCCGTTGTCTTCCAAATACTTTTTCATCGCTAATGCAGTTGCAACACCATCTAAATCTTGGTGGAAGTATATCTTTGCTTTTTTGTATCTATCAGAAAGTTCTCTTATGTTTCTGATACCACCTTCGGAAATTATCTTTTTCATTAATAATAAATATTGTAACAAAAAAAAAGTTCATCATTACGATGAACCTTTTAAAGTAAAAAAGTAATATACCTCTTATTTTAAAGTTAACAAGTATTTCAACTTGTTAATTTCCGCTAACATTTCGTCTCTAATGTTTAATAAATCTGAGTCCATCTTTGGGTCATAAACTTCTGAAAGTCCAATAAGATATTCACATACTGAATTAATAAAACCAGTTAAATCAAGTTCTTCAATATCACTACCACCTAAACTATAACCACCTGTAAAACTAGGTCTTCCGTGTTTACCCATACAAACTTCAACAAACTTATCAATTAAATCATCAAGTGAACTATATGTTTTACCATACGCCTTATGTCTTGATAGTGATTTTGTTTGCCAGTGTAACACTCTGAACTGAGTTTGGGTTTCTAATAAAAATTTAACAACTTCCGAATTTTTCATAACAATATTTTATAATAAATATATCAATAAATGAAAAATGGAGGTCATTGACCCCCATTTTCAAATTCTAATTTTTGTTGACTCTTTTGGTCTACAAAACTTTGTATTCGTTGTTTTGCAATTTCACAATATTTTTCACTCAATTCAATACCAACCCATCGTCTATCATGAACAACTGCGGCTACACAACTGGTTCCTGAACCATTGAACGGGTCTAACACTACATCGTTTCTATATGATAATATCTTAATTGCCTTTTCAGGAATATCCATAGAGAACGTTGCCTTTGTTAATGAACGAGTATCGGCAAAGTATTTCCATTGTCCAAATACCAATTCCATAAACTCTTTTTTATCTTGTTCGGAATAAGCAACTTTGTTCTTTCCTTCTTCAGTTAGATAAGGTTCACCCTTCCATTGTGGTTCACCTTTAACCTTCTTGATATGAACTTTTTTATAAGCCAAGATGACACATTCTTTTGGGTTGTAGATATAAGGTGCGGATGGACTCATCCAAGAACCCCAAGCAGTTGTTTTACTTCTATGTGGTGAGTCTTCTTCAAGGTCCACAATACCGTAGAACTTAAACCCAACTTTCTTCATTACCTGATATAATTCTGAAGCGAAGAATACTCTACCACCACGAGCTTGTACATTAACTTCATATGGTATGTTAATAGCCATTCTTCCATCGTCTTTAAGTAAACGATACGCTTCCGTTAACCATTTTTCAGACCACACCCAATATTCATCCATAACAATCTCATCGTTATGTGTGTCGTATTGGATACCTACATTATAAGGTGGTGATGTTACAATCAAGTCAACCCAACCTTCAGGCATCTCACTCATCACCTCAATGGTATCACCATTCAGGACTCTGTTAATATAATTCTCAATCATTCTGTAATTTTTCTATCTTTTTTTCAATATACCATATCGCTTTCTTCAAGTCCTGAACTACGTTGTCTTTCTTACCAGCTCGTGATAGGTATTTGACCGCATTACCCAAATAAAAATCTTTATCTAAACCCCAAGCATCAATGACCTTGATTGCTTCATATGGATTATCCTCACCACCATAGTGTGATGGATGATTAACCATTTCTTTTTGTTCTGACATAATATTCTTTTCCATATTTACTTTCTTCAAGTATACCCTCACTTACAAGTTTTTCAATTCGTTTTCTTGTTTCATCGATTCCAACTCGTAGGATATAATCACAAATGTAATTGATATGAACTGGTTTTTCAAGTTTTCTTAACAGAACTTCATTCAGGTCTATATTGTTTCTCATACTCTTTAAATTTTTTAGCAACGTCGTTATTTGTGAAAATGATGGAATCAGCTTTGAGATAGTGATTAATAATAGTTAAATCTTTTTCTAAATTTTTAATTTGTTCTTCCCCTATTATTTTTTTGTTGAATCCCATATTACAAAAGTATTAATTTTTCTTTAGATTTACAATTGTTTTTTTCTGAACTATGTAACTTAATACCTTTCTTTTAAAGATTGGTAGGAGTGTATTTTCAAATGGTAGGTCGTTGGAAGACATTAATTCAAAAATAGGTAAACTTATATCTTGAGTTAATTCATTTAATATTGTTCTGATTACCTTTTTACTTTCCCCATCAAATATTAACTGAACCGCAAATTTACTGTCGTGTTTAACCGTATCAATACCACCAGTTGTATACTTCCAAATCCTTTTGTTGTTCCCATTAAGTGTAAAAAAGTAACCTCTTTCTAAATCCTGTTTCTTGTTTTCGTTGGTATGTTTGATTGAAACTGAATCGTATGTTAATGTCCAAAGAGCTTTGATGACATTAAAGTATTCAAAAAACTTTGGTCCGGCATATTTTAGAACCTTATTTAGTTCCTCCAACTCATCATCACCTAACTTTGGGATTGGTGTAAATTTAAGTTCATTGATTAGTATTTCATCATCAATGACTTCAAATTTTTTGTTAACTATGATGTATTTGAATTCCGAAGACATCACTTGTAGATTAGCCAAGTGTAATGACATTTCACTAAATAAGGGGTATAACTCAAACTTCTCAATCTTATCGTCACAGAACTTTAAAAAGTCCATCAACATATAATATTTGTGTTCGTAGTCAATTGGTTCTGTTAATAACCAGTCTGTCGTTAATCTGAAATGATTATTTTTTTTTGTTCTTCTTTTTCTTGGTTTGGTTTCCATTTTACCCTTCTATTTGTAAAATGTAATATGTTTCATCATTAAATTCAATAGTATCGTATTCACCATCGTAAGTGTTCAATGTGTGACCGATACCATCAGAACGAAGTAATCCTTCTTTGAATCCTTGTGTGTCTATATAATTCTCAATTTCCAAACCATAATTTTGAATTGTGGTCATAGGGTCATCAACCAAATCATTAACTAAATCTTCAACCTTATCCTCAATTAAATCTTCAGGAATAGTTTTATCACTATCTTTTAATTCATCCAACTCTTCATTTAATTCGTCATATTGTTCTTGTGATAAGTTCTCAGAATCTTCCAACATTTTATTAATCTCATCAATTCTTTCTTGAACTGCTGGGTCTGAATATTCAAAATCTTCCTCATTAAAAAAATCTTCAAGGTTTTCTCTAACATTACTTTCTTCATCTTCTCTGAAAGTTTCCTTAAGTTCTTCAACATCAATATAATCTTCAACAAAACTTTGATTAAAACCTTTTATTCCAATATCATCGATTAATTCATCAATTTTTTCATACGCTGACATGTGGGTGTCGTAATTATCACCAACCGCCCATCTTTCTTTTGATTCTTCTAAGTCGCCAGTTAACACATAGAAAACTCTCATATTATAATATTTGTAGGCGTAAACCAAGTTATATACGTCAATTCTTAGTTCAAGGTATTCAATTTCTTCTTCAACCGCCTCTAAATCCATCAGATTTTCATTATCTTCCGTTTTTCTTTCAATTTCTTCCATTCTTTCTTTTTCAGCGTAAAGTTGTTGTAACCTAGCATCATGATTAGGTTCTTTAGCTTCATAAAGACCAGAAGATGAAGTCAGAAACTCAAATAAAACATTTGCGGTAATCGCAATATCACTTGTTGCAGTTTCTAAATTCCATTCGTCCTCTTGTCGTAAATCGTTTTGTTTGGCTAATTCAATCTGTCTTTGTTTTTTGATTTGAATTTTTTGATACGGTGTCCCATATGTTGAAATATTATTGTAGACCCTCAATAGAATTAACTAGTGTATATGATAAATCTAAACCACCATTAACTGTGATATTTGTAATGTTATTAGCATCCGTATTTCTCAGACTTAAATCACCATCAATAACAATTCGTTTACCTCTGAATTGTTTCATATTTTGAACCAATTTACCGTTATAATTAGTAAACTTTAAAAAATTAATATATTGCTCAGGTGTTATAACAACACTCTCTTGTCCTTCTTCCTCAACCAACATCTGAACAACCCTTTGTATTTGTGATATATCTATATTAACTCTCATGATAAAAATTATATTAATAAATATTAAAATAACCATATTATTTACTATTAAATCACATGTGGTAAATATTTATAATAAAATACCAACAATATGGGATGTGGATGTAAAAAACAAAACGCTTCACCTGAACAGGTGAAAAAGTTAAGAACTGAGAGTATTAAAAACGCAGTTCAAAGTACTATTGATAAGTACTACAATAAAAACAAGAAAAAGTAATAAACCTCTAATAAATTAAAAACAATGAAAAACAACAACGGTGGTGGTTGCGGATGTGGAAAATAATTTTTCCCGCAACATAAGAAAACTAAAAGGGGAATTTTTCCCCTTTTTTTATATTTATAATTATGGAATTTAAAATTTTCAAAAAATTAAACGAAGAAGAGGAAAAACCCGTACTAACAGGTTTCCAAAATAAGTTAATAAAACTTATTACTTTATTCCAAAACGGAGATGTTACTGAAGAGGATATTGAAAACGCTATGGGTAGTTTTGATAAATTTTTTGAGTTAATAATTAAATATAATTTAACACATTACATTGACCCTTTTAATGATGACTGGTCGGATTATCAAAATAAAATAATTTATCAATTAATACAAAAAGACCCAAATTACATCTATAAGATGATGGAAATGGAATTTTCAGATATAACTGAAATTGATGGGAAATATTATGTTGATTTAGAAGATTCTGGTGAACTGGCACAATTCTTTAGTAGTGGTAGAAACGATATTAGTGAAGATAGAATTGCCGAAATATTAAATGGGGATTATGATGGTTATTTTTATGATGACGTAACAGGTGATGAATTCAAAGATGTTTATGAAGAACTAGAACCAAAATATCAAGAAGAAATTAGAGGATACATCAAAGAAGATTTAC